GGTATGTTTAGTTTGAGAGGTAATACTTCTTTTATTGGCTCTGTCAAAGATGATATGTATCGGTTTGCAAAAACATCTAGCCATATCTTAAGCAGATCAGTGTACATGACAGATTCTAAAAAACGCTTTGCAAAATATATAGCACATGGAATGGAGCCAGTAAAAGCCTATCAAAAAGCATTTCCTAAAACAAATAGCTTAGACCATGCAGAAAGAAGGTCGACACTACTACTTAAAAACAAAACAGTGAGGCAAGCAGTGGATAAAGAAATAGAAAATTTAATGTCAGAGGTAGGTATTACAAAACGATACCTACTGGAGACAACAAAAGATGTTATTGATAAAAGAGATGTAAAGGATAACGATAAACTACGAGCAATAGAAACTTTAATGAAAATATCCGGTCTACTTTCTACCGAAAAGAAAGTAGACTCGGTAGCTCTAATACAAGAGTTTTCTGGATTTAGTAGGGAAAAACTACAGGCTTTTGAGCAGGGTATGTTACCAGAAAAACAAAAAGAACTAACTGAATGAGTTTTAACATTACCCCTCCACCATCAGAGATGGAGAAAAGAGATGAGGTACTAGCAAAGGCATACAGCAACCTTATCTACTTTGGTAGAGCGTTTTTACCGAATGACTTTCTAAAGAAGTCTGAATCAGCACCGTTTCACTACGAAATGGGACAGAAGATGATAGACACTGCACCCGG